TGTATTTCCACCTGAATTAATAACACCTTGTATCCTTGCATCTTCAGAGAAAAATGATATTATTCTTGACCCATTTATGGGATCTGGAACTACTGCAATGGTCGCAAAATCATTAGGAAGATATTACTTAGGGTGTGAATTACATGAAGAATATGGTAAATTAATGCAAAAACGTATAGGTGAAGCAAGAGGAACACTTGAGCATTTTATATAATAACAACTGAAGCGTTTAAAGTGTACCCTAAGTGAGAGATCGAGTCAAACCTGACATTCTATACGATCTAGTCAAACCTGACCTTCTCTCTTTTTCTTTATATTATTGAACACTTATGGCAACACGCAGAAGAACTTCAGCATCTAAAACTGCTAAATCTGCTACCAAAAGTATCAAGGAGTCTACTATATCTGTTAAGAAAGTTACAACTCCACCAGTAAAACGTGTAAATAAAGTTACACAACCTACGGTGAATAAAGTGACTGAAGTAACAGAAACTCCTCAAAATAAAGATCTTGATTTACAGAAACTATTCAAGGATTACCCTCGTGATGGTTTCGCACTTGCTCTTCTTCCTTTACTATTATTGGAAGCATTAACCAAAGAAGGTTTAAAACTAGCAGGTGTAAGTGTATAAGATTTATTATACTTAGAGGGTTGCAATACCCTCTTTTTTATGTTAAAATGAACTTATTATTATGCAAAACAAACATATCGAACATCCTGAAGATTGCATCCTTAATGGTGATCTTAGTGTGTTAAATTGGTTTACTGCTGATTCACATATATCAGTAAAGATTGACGGATCTCCAGCAATAGTTTGGGGACGTAATCCTGCAAATAATAAATTCTTCGTAGGTACAAAAAGTGTCTTCAACAAAAAACTCATCAAAATCAACCATAACCATACAGATGTTGATAGAAACCATAAAGGAAAAGTGGCAGATATTTTGCATCTCTGTCTTGATAATCTTCCTTTTACAGATAATATCTACCAAGGCGATTACCTCGGTTGTGGTGGCACTGATAGTTTCAATCCTAATACCATCAGATACGATTTCCCAGATAAAGTTTTTCAAGAAATCGTAATTGCACCTCATACTGTATATTTTGCAAAGAAAGATTTAAGGGATGCAGTTGCAGTTCCTATGGATTTCACTTTGATTGATACACTTAACTGCAAATTTATCAACCTGAAGTAACACTTAAGAGTGATAGAGTTAGTATGATTGATAGATGTAATTTTGCAAGACAAATTGCAACTTTATGTGAGTTCCCTAATGATAAACAAGTAACACGAATTAAGAAGCAATTAAATACCTGTATTCGTGAAGAAATAGAGATAGATGATTTAACATTAGAGGCACTCGCAAGTGATAATGAAATAGATGTAAACGTCTTACGTTTATGGCAATTAGTCAGGTCAATTAAGTGGGATTTGTTCTCATTTATTGAGAGATATGATGAGATTGAATGTTATATTAATGATGAAGAATGTGACCATGAAGGTTATGTTATATCTAATGATTATGGTACATTTAAGATAGTTGATAGAGATGTATTTTCTAAGAATAACTTCTTAAAGGTTAGAGATTAATTATGTCAATTTGTTTTTCTGGTGCATATACTGATTCTAATTTAGCAAGAGAAGTATATAATTACTTTGAGACTAAATGTTATCCTGAAATTGCAAATTACGTTGTAGAGTTATATCATTGCGACCTAACTGATGATAATGTAAAAGGATGGCAAGAGAAGAATGATGATGAGTTCTTGTTACATATTGATGCAAATTTGGATGAGGAGGAATATATAAAGACAATATTGCACGAGTTAGTGCATTGTGTTCAGGATATTGAGGGACTAAGTGATAACAATGCTCGTGAAAATCAAGCATATAAGTTAGAACAACTGTATTATGACCAGTTTATACTAACTGAAGCGAGTAAAGTGTCCTTATAGTGAGAAACAGTTACGGGTTAAACTACTCTGACAAATGCAAGGATCTATGGTTGTCTCTGTTCAGCAGAGAAATTACGTCCTGTAAGTCTAATAGAAGCAGAGACATGACGTTTAATTAAAATTACTTACCCTTAATGTTTCTCCCACTAAATTACATTTTTTGGTCAACTTTATGTCAACTTTACCTGAAAGAATTGCAGAATGGACACAAACCTACTGTGATACTTTGACGGAAAATTACAAACAACATAGTATAAGTATGCACCAAAATTTTACATCTGAATGGTCAAAAGATCAATTAGAAAGTATAAAGAATGGTACTGCTAATCTTACTAAGTTTGTTGTAAAGAATGGTCGCAAATATTACAAGATCATGCAACATGAATTCGATACATTTCGTGATAGAAATGAATATAGAGAAGGAAGTGTTCATGCCTTTGTTGATAAGAATACTGGTGAAGTTTACAAACCAGCATCATATAATGCACCAGCAAAGCACGTTAGATATGATTTAAGAGTCATAAATGATCGTGCTAAGTTACATGATCCCCGATATACTGGGTGGGCAGGTGGTTATCTCTATATGAGATAATCACCTTTTTTATTATTCACTTTATGAGGACAATTACTAATGTCAGATCTATTAAACAGTTACACATTTGAAGCAAAGAAAATTGTTTACTATTCAGTAACAGTTGGTGCAGAAAATAAAACAGAAGCAAAAAGAATTGCATCTGATTTTGAACATTGCAAACATTATGAGGAGGTTGAGTATTGTGAAGGATATGAATATAAGGTAGGTAAGTTATTAGAATCAACTGATGAAAAGGCATGTAAATCAATTAGATCAACGGAGGATTAATATGTCTAAACATAAGATTGCCAAACAGATTAAGAAACTAATGACAACAAATGGCTTCAAGATCATTAGACAAACTAATCATTATGTTTGGCAAAATGCAGAGGGTTTAGTTATTACTACCTGTAAAACTCCTAGTGATAACTATGCCTATGCACAGAGTAAGCGTCAATTAAGGAGATTATTATCATGCTAATTGACTTAAATAAAGAAGAGATTAAGTATCTCGTGAATATACTTAGTCTCAATAATGCGGAGTTAATGAATAAAGAGGAGACACAATTCTCCTCTAATCTTTACATTAAGCTTCGTAATATATCCAATGCCTGTACATGTAAGGAGGACAAATCATGAAATGGGATGTTAAACTATTCGTTGCTGGTAGTATGTTTGTAGAGCAAGTTCATGCTACTAATATGCAAGATGCTCGACAAACTGCACTCGCTCGTAATCCATCTGCTCGTGTAGTTTCAGTTACAGTATCATTTAAGTGACCAGATTACAGAGTGTCACTAACCCTATTGACTGAAATTGCAATAGGGTTTAATATATTATTGTTCGCAAAATGCCATGACTAAATTACGTCCTCATCAGGAAAGAGTTGTTGATAGTTTACGGAACAATTCCAGAGGACAAGTTATAGTTCCTACTGGTGGTGGTAAAACTCTATGTATGATTAAGGACGCACAATCACAGTTTAATAGTTGTGATTGGGATGTAATCCTTAAAGATCCTGATAGAAAGACCATTGTAATTGTTGCTCCTCGTATACTATTAGCACAACAATTATCTGATGATTTTATACATTTTCTAGACGTACATCCAATGCTTCAGTATAAAGTATTGCATGTACATAGTGGTGATACTTCACACTTTTCAACCACTAATCCTGACACTATATGTGATTGGACTAATGCCAATTACAGATTCAATAAGTTAATCTTTACAACGTATCATTCTCTTCATAAGATACAAGAGTCAAAGATTGCCATTGATACTTTATACTTTGATGAAGCCCATAATAGTGTACAAAAGAACTTTAATCCTCCTACTAAGTATTACTCAACTGAAACAAATAGTAGGTGCTATTTCTTCACCGCCACTCCTAAACATTGCCTCTCTGATGATAGAATAGGCATGGAAACTGAGGAGGTTTATGGTAAAGTATTATGTGATATTCCTGCTCCTGAGTTAGTAAAACAGGGACACATATTACCACCTAAAGTTGTTATCAAGAAGATACAAAGAGAGGATGATAGTAGACTCAAATGTGAGCATGATTGCGAGAACTTGTTATCAACAATCGATGAGCAATCTATGGATAAGATATTAATTTGTGCAAGATCTACTGCACAGATAGTATCACTTACCTCACAAACTAAGTTCTGTTCAGAGTTACATAGTAGAGGCTATTCTTGGATGTATATAACATCGAAGACTGGTGCAATCGTGGATGGTAAGAAGATCGACAGAGAAAAGTTCTTTGAAACATTAAACAAATGGGGTAAAGATTCAACCAAGAAGTTTATAGTTTTACATCACAGTATTCTTTCTGAAGGTATTAATGTAGCAGGATTAGAGGCTGCATTCTTCTTAAGAAACATGGATTATATCACTATTAGTCAAACAATAGGACGTGTAATCCGTAAGGGTGATGTAAACAAACA